TTGGTTCCAATGAGGGCATATTTAATACCTTCTTTGTTAACCATTTGATGAAGAGCTCGAGCTGCACCGGTTAGAGATTTATCTCCTAACTGAGCCCAGCCTCCTATTTTTTCAGGTGTACCATATCTAAAACGAACATTCTCTCCTCCTGTCCATTGAGCTTCAGCGCCTGTTGGAGTAATTTGTTTGTTGAATCCGGGTAAGAAACCTATTTTTTGTAGCATAGTTCCTCAATATATATGCTTTTTATTATTTTGGTAGTATTATATTATACCCAAGCTGTACCGTTCCAATCATACACAGTTCTCGATTCTTTAAAATCATTTGATTTTGCTGCTTCCCAACCTGTATTATTATCAGCTTGATATTTATCATCGTTCCAAACAATTAAATATTCCCATACAACAGGATCCTGACCATCGTTTACAATAGTCGGTTTAGCTAAAGGTGGTTGCCAATCGCCATTTGAATCTAGTGTCCATGCTGGATAAGGCTGAGGACTAATAAATATGTCTTTTTCAGCATCGTAAGTAAAACCTTTGCCACCATAATGTTTTCTAAAACTAGCATTATAAGAAGTTTGTTTCCATGTATTAGTTTCAGTTTTAAAAAATTTACCGCACCATGTTTCACCATCTACATGCATATCATTTTCTCCTAAAGGACCTGCTGCTGTATTAATATCATTACCTACAACTACTACTCTTAGTACTACGTTGTTTTCATCTAGTTCTGCAAAATGTGCCATTTTAAATCTCCAATTAAAGAATCATAAATATATATTATTTTTTATTTTTAGTCAACTTCATACCTTTAAACCAAGGAGGAAGACCTAATAAAGGTCTTTTATCAAGATAATTTTCTTTAGCTTGTTTAGAATTAAGTTTATTATAATGTAAAAACACTTGTCCGCAGTGCTTACCTTTAAACTCCTCTCGCCAATGTTCTAGATCACAGCCAGAATATATCAACATATCACCTTGTTTTAAATCTACTTTAACACCAGCTTGTCCTTTTTTTCCT